TACAGAGTTGTATGGAAAGGTCAAGTCTATAGGCCTATTAAAGCTCAACAAGTTGGTGTTGTGTCAGAGCGCCATACTTTGATACTTATGGACCTAATTCAAGTTATGCCAGATGAGCTGGTTAACGATAGTCAATTCTTGGCGTACGCCCAAGCATAAGGAGGAAACATGGGAAAACGTATTGGACAATCAGCGGGTAAGAACCCTGAAAAGTCAGTAAGCATTGCCTTGACTGGTAGCAAGTACAAGTCAGGTGGAGCCATGGCTCGAAAGAAAAAAGGCGGAATTGTTCGTAAGCCAAAAGCTACTATCAGATACAAACGAGGCGGAGCAAAATGAAAAAGAAAGAGAAGCCTGTTACTCTTAAAGTTGGTGGAACTGGTCATAAAGTTTCTAAGAAAAAAGACCAGGTTATTGTTGACCACTTAGGTCAAAAAACAGGCAAGTACGATAAGATTAACCTAACTAAAGTTGGTGGGTCAAAGACTGTCAAACAAGGTGTTAAGGCAGTTAAAGATTGGCACAGTAAGCCAAGCAACTCCCACAAGAAGGGTAAGTAATGCCAAGCGGAACTAACCCATGTTGGGACGGATATGTCCAAGTAGGATTCAAGAACAAAGATGGTAAAAAAGTGCCAAACTGTGTTCCTGAAGGTAAGGGTAAAACCAAAGTAGCTAAACCTAAGAAAGGCAAAAAATAATGTGCGCTACCTGTGGCTGTGGTAAGCCAAAAGACAAGCACGGCATGAAAACTGTAAAAGCAGCAAATAAAAAGTTTGCTAAGAAGGCAGCTCCTGCAAAGGGCAAGAAGTCTTCTATGGTAAGAAAGAAAGGCATGTAATGCCAGAGTGCAAATGCGGCAACTGCGGTTGCGGAAAGAAGGACCCTAATGGCTAAACCATTTGAAAAGGGAAAGTACACAGAAGACAAAGATAAAAAGAAAGACGCCAAGATGCTCAAAAAGGCTGGTTTTGATAAAGACGAAAAGGCCAAGTTTGAGAAGGCTGATAAGGCTCACGGCAAGAAGAAGAAGCCAAAGACCATGGCTGAAGATAAGAAGATTGACGCAAAAATTATTAAAAAAGTAAAGAAGTCCGATAAGGACGACAAAAAGAAGTAGAAGCTTGGGCCCCCGAAAGGGGGCCTTTTGCTTTATTATTGAACTGATTCCATGCGGGAATCAAAGCTGTACCCCTTGCGTTCGACCCTGATACTCCATTGGAGATTGCTATGTCCTATTTGTACAGAGACAAAGAAAGAAAAGTCTCAGAACCTACTGAAGCAGACTTTGCTCGAGGGTTCGCAGATGCAGCTACTGACCGTAAGGGTATTAGTTCATTTTGGGTAGGATTAGCCATAGGGGCGTTAGCAAGTAAAGTGGTACGGCGTAAATGAACAATAAAGAATTAGTTCCCGCCCTCACTCAGTCTACTAAGACTTTAAACAAGCCTTTAACCCAAGCTTTGCGAAAAGACGCACTTTCTGCTGGGTGGCCTGTGGCATTAACAAAACAACTTCGTGTAGTGATTACAGATTCATCTATGGATGTTGAGTATCCAGAAAGCATCTCTTCAAGAGTAGAGAATTTAGAGTACGGCGATGGGGTTACTCCTCCTAGCCCTGTGTTTAGAAAATTTGCAAAAGCAAACAAAACTAAAATTGAAAATTCTCTTGTAGATACCTCTATAGATTACCTATTTGACCAGGGGGTTCTTCCATGAGTTTTATTATTGCTGAAGACCAAGCATTAAAAACTTTAATGCAGGGAATAGTTGTATCAGATGAAAAAAATAACACTCGCTCTGTACAAGCATGGTTCTCTAACCCTGACCCAGAATTAAGAAATCAATCGTATCCTTATGTAACAATTGAATTAATTGGCGTAGAATGGGCTAACTATAGACAAGCATCTGGTTTTTTTATTGATAACGATAGACAAGGAACTGTATCACCTTCAAGCGGAGAAGTTTTTGAATATGAAGTTCCAGCTGCTTGGGATTTGATGTATCAAATAACTAGTTATTCTCGCCACCCTCGTCACGACAGAGCAATAATTGCTCATTTATTAAATAATGATTTTGTTGCTAACAGAGGGTTTTTACCAGTGCCAAATGAGCTAGGAACTCAAACTTCCTACAGGCACATCATCCTACAAGATTTCGCTAAACGAGACACAGTAGAAGACGGACGTCGGCTATTCCGAAACGTGTTCACTGTTCTTGTAACAAGCGAAAGTACCCCAACTAGCGGAGATTCCGTTGCTTGGGTAGAGGAAGTACTGATAAACGAAAACCCAACGAACATCCCATCCGGACTATCAGAAGTTTAATACTCGTAACCTAATGAAACTAAACTAAGGAGAACACCTAATGTCTTATCTACGCCCTGGTGTGTATGTTGAGGAAACCCTCAATCCAATACCACCATTAGCGGGGCCAGCATCAACTTCGGTTGCTGCATTTATTGGCGCTGCAGACAAGGGTCCAACAGACCCAACATTGGTTACTTCGTGGACTCAGTACACTAGCCTGTACGGTTCATGGGGTACTTTAAATACATTAACAACTGCTGTCTATTTATTCTTTGCAAATGGCGGAAACCAAGCTTGGATTAAGCGAGTAACAGCTGGTGCTGCTGCTCCTGCAACCAGAGTATTTGATGACCGTTCTGCAACAACAGACCCAACACTAACCATTTTTGCTAAGAACTCTGGTACTTGGGGAAATAGTGTTTACATCACAATCACTAACTCTTCACTAGCTAACCATTTTGATTTAGCAGTATATAACGGTGGAACAACTTCAGCTTTCCTTGCTGAACGTTTTACCGATTTAAATATGACAGTTGGAGATGCTCGTTATGCTCCTACTGCTATTAACAATACATCAACTATCATTACAGCGGTAGATGCAAACTCTGCAGCAACTGGCGGAAACAGAAACCCAGGAGTTGTATCACTAGAACCACTTGCTTCAGGAAGCAACGGAACAGCAGTAACAGAATCAGATGTTGCAAACGCAATGCCTGCTTTTGATACAGTAACTAATGCTCTAGTTCTTAATGCACCGGGAGTAGTTTCTTCAGCTGCTATTAACAACATACTTTCTTACGCTGAAGGACGCGACGATGTGTTTGTTGTTATTGATGCTATGAACGACACAGTAGCAAATCAAATGACACGTGCAGCTGCATATACAAGTTCTTCTCTTGGAGCTGTGTATTACCCTAACCTAACTATTCCAAGCCCAACATCTTCAAGTCCAGGAGCTACAGAAACAGCTTTCTGCGGTGGAGCAATTGTTGGACAGTACATCTCAACAGATGTATCTCGTGGAGTATTCAAGGCACCAGCTGGTGTAAACAATAGAATTGCTGGAGCAGTTGCTGTTACTAAGTTGACTAACGCTAACTTAGACACAATGAACAGTGCTTCTGCGCCTGTAAACGCTATTCGATTTATCCCAGGTTCAGGAATTGTAGTAATGGGTTCTCGTACTCTTAAAGCAGGATACGCAGACCGTTACGTACCAGTTCGTCGTTCCCTAATTTATCTACGCAAAGCGCTAACTGATTTAACAACCTTTGCGGTATTTGAACCTAACGATGCAGTACTATGGCGTCGTATCACAGCTTCTCTGGAAGGTTTCCTAACTGACTACTGGTCACAAGGCGGTCTACGTGGAGCAACCCCAGCAGATGCATTCTTTGTTAAGTGCGACGCTTCAACGAACCCACTTATCAAGGTAGACAATGGAGAAGTTAATATGGAAATTGGAGTGGCCCTCCAACGACCAGCTGAATTCGTTGTAATCAAAATCGGTCAGTATGATGGTGGCAGCACCGTCACTGTGGCGTAAGGAGAATAAAACATGGCCACCAGTAATATCTCGCGCTTTTCTAAACTTGCGACAGACCCACTTCGCAGTTTTAGATTCTATGCGCAATTTACGCCTACAGAAACTAAGGCGTATGCAACAAAAGACTTCACTACTTTCAGTGGAGGCTTTACAAATATCTCTGGGTTATCTATTAACACACAGAGCATTGGATACCGTGAAGGTGGATACAACACTACGTTGCACCAAGTTCCTGGTATGACAACATTTTCACCAGTCACCTTCCAAAGAGGAACACTGTTTGGAAACGACCAAGCAATCAACTGGATGCGTGGAATGTTTGCTGCAGCTGCCGGAGACGGTATTGCTGTAGGAGCAGGAACAAGTTCATTCCGTTGTGATGTTAACATCTGGGTTATGGACCATCCAGTTGCGGATAGTGGAGAAAACTCATTTAAGATGCGCTTCAAGATTCACAACGCTTGGATTTCAAGCCTAAGCTACTCAGACCTAAACGCAACAGATAACCAAATTCTATTTGAAACAATGCAACTAGTACACGAAGGTCTTTCAGTCTCCTTTACAGGAGCAACTGGAGATGTTCGTGCTGGAGATGCAAAAGGTTAAACAAACTAACTAAGGAGAATAAATCGTGGCAGAACAACTAGTTACAGACCAGTCACTACTCGATAAATTGACCAAGAGTATTGAAGAGCCTGCAGTCGAAGTAAAGACTGTAGCGCCTTCAAATTCAGAGGTGACTCTTCCCGGAGGATATATCAATCGGGAAGGGTCCCTAGTCAAATACGCAGAAGTGCGTGAATTGACGGGTGTAGATGAAGAAGCTATATCTAAAGCAGGGTCTATTGGAAGAGCATTAAACGTAATGCTACAACGAGGACTTGTTAGCTTAGGTATGGAGAAAGCCAACAAAGAAGACTTAGACAGCTTGCTATCAGGTGACCGAGATGCAATTCTTGTTGGAATTCGATGCGTTACCTTTGGGTCTAAAGTTGATTTTAATATCACTTGCCCATTTTGTAAGACAGCTCTAGACGTAACAGTGGATATAAAAGACGGCATACCAGTGCGTGAACTTGCAGACCCTATTGAAGATAGAACCTTCGTCTATCAATCAAAATTAGGAGAAGTTCTTGTTAATTTACCTAACGGGTCAGTTCAAAGAAAACTCATGGAAAACACGGATAAAACCGTGGCAGAGTTAAACACAATGCTTCTTGCTGGATGCATTTCTACTATTAACGGAGCGCCCTCTTTAGGAGCGGTTTCTGTATTAAAACTAGGAATGTCTGACAGAAGTAAAATCATTGAAGAAATTTTAACTCGTAATCCAGGACCCCGCCTCGGGGAGGTGAGTACGGCCTGTGAG